TTCACAGATATGCGTAAGTGGGTAGCAAACAACACAGACATTGATTCGACAAACTTGTATCGTCAATTGTATGATGTGTTGCCTGTCAAGTTGAAAAGCACTCAAAGTGTTGCTGATGCGATTATCATACTTGCTGAGTATCAATACAAGGAAGCGTTTGTTGCGAACTCAGAAATTAATCGTGTGGCGGCATTAGCGACAATCATGGCAGAGGCGGATTGGAAGTGAAACTGCCCCCAGGATTCAGGAAAGAAAAATGTTTCTTGTGTTCAGAAAAACTGGGTAACGACTACGCAGTCATAAAATATGTTTACCAGGAAGATGGTGAATCGAAAGACGCACAGCAAAAGATATGCAATTCGTGCGTAGGGGATATGGAAAAAGGATCACACGATGGCGAACCCATTTGATTATGTAAACAGTATCAATCACACAAAGAAGAACATGATGAGAGATACTGAAAACGATACCTTGGCAGAAAAGGGTTATGAACCTTGGATCGTAAACAAAGCATTATCGTACTTTCCTGATACGATATTGCACGCTAACCTAACTAACATGTACCACCAACTAGAACACCGTCCGCAATATGAGTTTCTTATAAATAGTATTAGACCCAGGAAGAGATTTGAGAAATGGGTTAAGAATACTGGCGATGAGGATCTTGAGTTCGTTTGCGAATATTATAATTGCAACAAAGTTGTAGGGCGAGAGCATCTTTCATTATTGACAAGTGAACAACTTTGTTCAATGAGAAAAGAAAAAGAAAAAGGTGGAAAATCATGAATTCAGGATTAATTGATAGTTTGGTAGAAGTCGAACTACCGAATGAAGAAAGTTTCCTTAAAGTAAAGGAAACACTAACACGAATAGGCATTGCTTCAAAGAAAGAAAAGAAGTTATTTCAATCGTGCCATATCTTGCACAAACAAGGTAAATATTACATTGTACACTTCAAAGAGTTATTCATGCTCGATGGCAAGATAAACAATTTCGATGACGAAGATAAAGGTCGTAGAAATACAATTATCGGTTTGTTACAACAATGGGACTTAATTAAAGTTCTAGCACCTTCCAAGATTGAAGAACCTGTTGCTCCATTATCACAGATCAAAATCCTTCCATACAAGGATAAGAACGAGTGGGAACTAGCGGCAAAGTATAGTATAGGAAGAAAAAGTTAATATAGTGAGCGTGTATTATGGCGAAATATTTTATAAGTGGAATATACTCTAAGACAAGAGAATATTCATTCAAATCAGAAATAGATGCTGACTCACCTGAAGAGGCGGCAGCAAAATTTAAAGAAGAGGCGAGTGTTGAATCAACATGGAACGAAATTGTTGATGTTGAAGTAGAACCTCCTTTCAGTATATCAGGATCGTTTTCTGTTTATGAGAACAAAGATGATATGGCAGAATGGGAAAATGCTCTAATCGAAGTCGAAGGTTTTGAAGGCTACAAATAAACAATTATTAGGAATATATTATGAAAGACAACATTTCCACCTTGATGCAATTTGCTCACGATGATGCGGAAATTATTAAAGTTCACAAACTGTTTGAACAGGCACACCTTCCTGTTTACGCAACACAACAATCTGCTTGCTTTGATCTTAGAGCATCGCTCAGACAAGGCGACTTGATTAATATCTTTTCACGTAATCATTTACCTCACACAACTTCTGTGAGAAAGGATTTATCATTTTCTTTAAATAGAGGTGAAAGATGTTTAGTTCCAACAGGACTCATCTTTGATCTTGAATCTAATCAATCATTACGAATACATCCACGATCAGGACTTGCATGGAAGAATGCAGTCACTGTAATTAACTGTGAGGGTATCGTTGATGCTGACTATACAGATCAAAGTTTCGTAATGTTATATAACGCAGGTAACACACCTTTTGTTATAGAAGATGGAATGCGCATAGGACAAGGTGAGATTGTCAAAATGCCAACACAATATCGGTTTAAACAAGTAGAACACAAACCTGATCAAAAGACTGATCGTGATGGTGGGTTCGGATCAACAGGAGTACACTAATGAAAGAGTTATGGTATGTTTTAGGTGGGTGTGCAGTATTCTTCTTAGGATTCAGCACAATGGTTTATCCAAATATCGAACACAAAGGTGGCGGTTATCATCACGCTTGTGTTGATGAATGTTATGAACAACTTAAAAAGAATCGTGCTGAAAAAGAAATACGAGATGCTGAGTTAGCGGCATACAACGAAGCAAACGGCATTGTTGTTGAACAACCTGATCCGGGCGAAAGAATTTGGGGTGGTTGTATGGGTTGTCATGGCGACAAAGGTCAAGGCGGGTTAGGACCTAAAGTATCTGGGCAAACATATGATTACATTTTCGGCAGATTGACAACGTACAAGAATCGTGGTAAAGTCGGAAGTCAATCAAATATGATGTGGTCACAAGCGTCTGCACTGAGTGACCAAGATATAGTTGATGTATCGAAGTATATATCAGAGGAGTTATAATATGAGATTATTATTAATTTTAGCAGTTGCATTGGTAACAGGATGTTCGTCAGTTAGTTATGCAACTAGTCCTATGGATGCTGTTCTATTAAAGAAAGTTCAAGTTTGTGAAAAAGTACGGATTCCTATTTACGGTATGATTGAAAGACCTGCCTCTGATGCGGAGGTTTTTACAGGAATGCTTATAGGTGGCGCTATCGGGAATCAATTTGGTTCAGGTAGTGGTAACGATGCAATGACCGTAATAGGTGCATTGATGGGTGCAGAATCAGGCGGAGAACGCAAAAGACAACGTGTTATTATCGATTATCGTGAAGTAACAAAATGTTGGGAAGAATGGCAATAAAAATTTTACTTATATGACAAAAGTTGTATAAATAAAATAGTGAATGCCGTAAGGGTTCACGCTAACTTAAATCTTGCTTTAACTTAAAGGAGATAACCTATGACAAGATTACATACCATACCGCAAGACCCATTTTTTGTTGGATTAGATCGAATCTTTGATCGAATGCATGCCAGTAACCTTACTGACAAACAACAAAATTATCCACCCTATAACATCATCAAGACAGACGATTACTCTTATGTGATCGAGTTGGCACTTGCCGGATTTACGGAAGATCAACTAGATATTACTGTTGAAGATGGCGTTCTACACGTAACAGGCGATCCGCTTGATTCAATTGAACGTGACTATATCCACAAGGGTATTTCAGGTCGTAAGTTCAAACGATCATTCACGCTTGCTGATACTGTAGAAGTTAAAGGTGCGGATTTCGTAGATGGAGTTCTTAGCATCTCTCTTGAAAATGTAATTCCAGACGAAGAGAAACCTCGTAAGATTAGTATCGGTTCTGGGAAGAAGGAGTTCCTTTCGGAATGACTTAGTTGACAAACTGCTGTGTTTGTTGTATAATGATGTAAACGTGACGTAATTTGCTTTGGAGAATGATTTGAGTTTTTATACCTGTGTTAATCGTTTTGGTAATTCGATTCTGGTTAGAGGATACACTGCAGAAGGTAAACCTTTTAAGAAAAGAGTAAAGTATCAACCTACTTTATATTTGCCTTCCCACAATCCTTCAACCGAATGGAAAGGTATTGACGGAACACCCGTTGAACCATTTAAACTAGAAACGATGGCAGATGCGAAAGAGTTTGTTGCAGAACATTCTGATATTTCAAATCTCAAAGTATTCGGCAATGGCAACTTCGTTGCTCAGTTTGTTCAAGAGGCATTCCCGGGAAAAATCAAACACAACAGATCCCACATTGATGTTGGTAACATCGATATTGAGGTCGCTTCAGACGATGGTTTCCCGGAACCTAATGAAGCGGCCCATCCCGTTATATCAATCGCATATCTAAGCAGTCAGAGCAAAGTGTTTCATGTCTGGGGTTTAGGTGATTATGATATTGCGAAAGGGCAAGAGTTATTGACTGGTGATCATAAAGATTACTTGATACAATATCGTAAGTGTGAATCAGAACACGAACTGCTCGAAAAGTTTATATTCTTTTGGGAACGCAACGCTCCCGATGTAGTAACAGGTTGGAATGTTCGCCTGTTTGATATTCCGTACATCATCAATCGTGTTAAGAATATCATGACCGAAAGTGATACGAAACGTCTATCACCTTTCAAGGTTGTTAATTATCGTCAGATTGGAATCAAAGGTAAGGCACTTGATGCGTATGAAATCTATGGTGTTCAACAAATGGATTACTTTGACATATTCCAGAAGTTTGGATATTCGTATGGTAATCAAGAATCATACACATTAGATCATATCGCAAGTGTTGTATTAGGTGAACGCAAACTATCCTATGAGGAGTTTGGTACACTTCATTCATTGTATAAACACGATCATCAAAAGTTCATTGACTACAACATTCGAGATGTGTTGCTCGTTGATGCACTTGACAAGTATCTTGATCTTCTTGATCTCGCAATGATTGTTGCCTACAAGGGCGGAGTGAATTACATGGATTCATTTGGGACAACGGCAATATGGGATTCGTTAATATTCAGATATCTCAGTGATCGTAAGATTGCAGTTCCTCCCTCTGAAGCAAAAGAACGTGGCGACTATCCTGGCGGTTACGTAAAAGAACCTCACGTAGGAATGACAGAATGGGTTACATCATTTGACTTGAGTTCTCTGTATCCTAGTTTGATTGTTCAATACAACATGAGTCCCGAAACACTTGTTGAAGATGGTCCTGTGTTACCTGCAGGTGTTGATTATTATTTGAAATATTGTAACTCAGATGACAGACCTCCTCACAACGAAGATGTTGAATATGCAGTTGCTGCTAATGGTTCATGTTATCGTAAAGATCAACGAGGACACTTGCCTGACATCATTATCGGGTTGTATGACGAACGTAAGGCGGTTAAACGTCAGATGTTGGATACTAAACAAGTATATGAAAAAACCAACACTCGTGAGTTAGCAAGAGAGATAAATAAATTAGATAACACTCAAATGGCTGTAAAGATTTTGCTTAACTCATTATATGGTGCGTTAGGTAATCAGTATTTTCGATACTATGATCTTCGTGTAGCAGAGGGTATTACGCTCTCTGGTCAACTTGCTGTTCGCTGGGCAGAAGAGTCGATGAACGCAAACATGAATAAGATATTGGGTACTGATAAGGATTACGTTATTGCGATGGACACTGACTCGATCTATGTTAATATGGGTCCGCTAGTTAAACAAGTCAATCCTAAAGATCCTGTGAAGTTCATTGATAATGCTTGTGAAAAGAAATTTCAACCTATGTTGGAGAAAGCATACGATGATATGTTCACGATGATGAACGGATTTGAAAATCGCATGGTCATGGAACGAGAGGCGATTGCTGACAAAGCAGTATGGACAGCAAAGAAACGCTACATAATGAATGTTCATAACAATGAGGGTGTTCAGTATGCTGAACCTAAGGTAAAGATTCAAGGCATTGAAGCAGTGAAGTCATCGACACCTATGGTTGTAAGAGACAAGTTTAAAAAGGCATACAAAATTATATTGACATCTACAGAAGATGAATTGCAGAAATTTGTGGCAAACTTCTATGACGAGTTTGTCAATCTAGGTCCTGAAGATGTGTCATTCCCACGAGGTGTATCGAATGTGAGGAAGTGGACAGATCGTAGCATGATTTACAAGAAAGGTACACCGATACATGTTAGAGGTGCCTTGTTGTTCAATCATCATCTTCAGAAAAATGGATTAGATAAGAAGATGGAAAAGTTGACGAATGGTAGCAAGGTTAAGTTTTGCTATCTCAAACGACCTAATCCTATCATGGAAAATGTTATATCATTTCCTCAGTTCCTGCCGAAGGAGTTGGGATTGCATGAGTTCATTGACTATGATACACAATTTGAAAAGACGTTTAAAGAACCACTCAAAATGATTACAAATGCTATTGGGTGGGAACTTGAGAAACGCAGTACATTGGAATCGTTTTTTATATGAAATTATCACTGAATTTAGAATTAGACACGGACAACATTAACGATGTTGAAAAGGTAGAAGAATTATTGTTATTGTTGGAAAAATTAAAAGCATTAATAGAACAATCGGAGAAGTAATATGTCTGGAGAGTTATGGGATTTTGGTTTCACTGCTGTTGACGAGGATGAACTATCGTCAGTACAGGAAGTCAAACAGGAAGCACAAAAAGCGTCAGCATCCTCAGAAATGGTACAGGATCGTCTTGACCGCTTATATAATGCCATCACGCCACTTATCAACAATCTTAAAAAGGCACCTGAGAAAGAATATCTTCTTTGGCCTGATCGTTTAGAGAAAGTTGAAGCGTTTGAGGATCACTTACAAAAAATATATCATGGTTGACAGAAATCTCACTTTATGATATAATGATTTACAGTTGCACAATGAATATGAGAAGGAGATAGAATGTCTTTATTAGAGAAGTTACAAAAGAATTCAACAATCAAGATGACAGCACCATTGATGGATTCGAAAGTTTTTGGTAAGAAAGAAATGGCACCAACACCTGTGCCTATGGCGAATGTTGCATTGTCTGGTCGTTTAGATGGTGGTTTAGTTCCTGGGTTGCTAATGCTTGCAGGTCCATCTAAACACTTCAAGTCAGCATTTGCATTGTTGATGGCAGCAGCATATCAGAAGAAATATCCTGATGCTGTTATATTGTTTTATGATTCAGAGTTTGGTACACCACAATCATACTTTGAATCGTTTGGTGTTGATTTAGATCGTGTTATTCATACACCGATCACTGATGTTGAGCAGTTGAAGTTTGATATTATGCAACAGTT